AGGCGACAGGCGAGGTTTTGTCTGTTCGCCGCAACTATGATCAAGAAGATGCGCTGATGCGCCGGAAGCAATACTTTGTCCATTATAAGTTTTTGCCCGGACTCGGCTTCTACGGCTTTGGCCTGACCCACATGATTGGAGGGCTGTCTCAAGCCTCTACAAGCATCCTACGGCAGCTTATCGACGCTGGCACGCTATCTAACCTACCGGCTGGCTTTAAGGCCCGTGGTGCGCGTATTAGGGACGAAGACCAGCCATTGTCTCCGGGTGAGTTCCGCGATATCGACGCTGCTGGTATGGATATCCGCCAATCTATCATGACTTTGCCGTTTAAAGAGCCTTCAGGAACGCTTTATCAGCTTCTTGGGACGCTTGTTGACTCAGGGCGGCGTTTTGCCTCCATGGCCGACATGAAGATTGGAGAAATGGGTGGCGAAACTCCAGTTGGCACGACTATGGCTATTATGGAGCGCGGCACAAAGGTAATGAGCGCTATCCATAAGCGCTTGCATTACTCTCAGAAGATCGAATTTAAGCTTTTGGCTGATGTTTTTGCCAAATTTTCTGCCCCCATATACCCATATGAGGTGTTTGGGGCAACTCCCGACATTAAGCAGAGTGATTTCGACTCCAGAATTGACGTTTTGCCAGTTTCTGACCCGAATATCTTCTCAATGTCGCAAAGAATTGCTTTGGCACAGACACAATTGCAGCTTGTGCAGTCCAATCCAGAGATTCATGGCGGTCCACAGGGCGTATATCAGGCATATCGCAAGATGTATGAAGCTTTGGGCGTTACGAACATAGATTCTATCCTGCCAAGGCCGCCACAGCCCCAGCCAATGAACCCTGCGCGTGAAAATCAAGAAGCATTGCGTAATCAGAGGCTGCAAGCCTTTCCTGATCAGAATCATCAGGCTCATATTGAGGCCCATCTGGCTATGCTTTCGACCCCAATCGCACAAACTAATGCGAATATCGTTATGACACTGCAAGGCCATATTTCTGAGCATATTGGAATGATGGCGGAGGCCCAAGCGCAGCAAGAAGTCATGGCTAATGTACCACCTGAAGCGCAAATGATGATGCAGCAAGATCCAATGATGCTGCAACAGCTTCAGGCCCAAGTTGCAAATCGTGCGGCAGAACTGATCGGCGAGTTGACCGAGCAGTACGCACAAGCAGTTGCTCCTGCTGATAACACTGATCCACTGGTAGCAATCAGGCAGCAGGAGCTTGCTCTACGTGGCGCTGAGATTCAGGAGAAGTCTCGCCAGTTTGAGGAGAAGCAAGATATGGAGCGTGAGAAGGAGCGCAATGACGTTCTTCTCGCACAGCAAAGGCTTGATTTGCAGGAAGAAGCAAATGAAGAGCGCATCAGAGTCGCTGATGACCGTGTGCAAGCACAGCGAGATATCGCTGCTGCCAACCTGATGAATAGGAGACAATGATGTCAGCTAGTTCACAGTCCCGCAAAGTTGCGGAGCAAATGAAGGCTAAAAAAGTGGAGCGTCGCCATGCCCTTGAAGAAAGGCAAAAGCCAGCAGACGATCAGCAGCAACATCAGCAAGCTGAGATCGGAGGGGTATCCGCAGAGGCAAGCAGTAGCGATAGCCCTGTCGCAAGCGGGAAAAAAGCAGCAAAAAAAGCCGCGCCCAAAAAAGCCGCAGCAAAAAAGAAAGCCGCTAAGAAAAGCTAGTGGCGGGAAAGTTTCTCGCTTCTCTAGTATCGCTAGACCGCAAAGGTTCTTAGGAGTCAGATAATGGCTGACAAAGATAAATATGGCCCCGGATTCAAGCCGCCCAAGCCAATTCCTATGAGCAAGATGTTTCAGGGCTTAACCGATGAGCAGCTAGAAGATCTCAAGGCTGCTTTGAAGGCTGGCAAAAGAGGGTTTAGCTATGACAATAGAACAAAACAATATGGCTTTAAATTCCGTGATGGTGGAGAAGTATGCCGTGGACAAGGACGTGTAAGAAAACCAAAGAAGTTCCGCGTTACTTAGGGGGGACCATGGCCGCGAAGAAGTTTGAAAAAGGCACAGCGTATGCTCAGTATGATCTCGACGGAGACGGCGAAATCACTGATGCTGAACTCGCTCATGCCAAAGAAATACGGCAGGCAGAGCATGAGATGCGCAAATTGCGCGCCCAGCGCCGTATGGCTACCGCTTGCCTTGTTGCCATGGCGGGATTTACCGTGGCCATGTTTTTTGTGGAGATTGAAAGAGTGAATGCTCTTTCAGACATTAGCAATCTTTTCTACATTAGTGGCGCAGGCATTGTGGGTGCCTATATGGGAGCGTCCGCTATCATGGGCAAAAGGGGTTAGGAGGGCATTATGTTACAAGCACTAATTGGTCCGGTTAGCGGACTCGTTTCTTCTTGGATGGATTCAAAGACCGAGGAGCAACGAGGCAAGACAGCTATTGCCAAAGCCAAGGCCGAAGCGGAAGCTGCCGTTATGGTTTCTGCCGCGACATCGACTGCCGACTGGGAAAAGTTGATGGCTAAAGGCAGCCAAAATTCGTGGAAAGACGAGTGGTTAACAATTTTGTTCTCGATTCCCCTAATTTTGGCATTTTGTGGAGATTGGGGTAGGCAAATTGTAGCGGAAGGCTTTGCAGCTTTGGAAGCCATGCCGGATTATTATCAATATACTTTGGGCGTCATTGTGAGCGCCAGCTTCGCGGTAAGGTCAGCGACAAAGTTTTTTGGTAAGAAATAATGGATGCTCTCAATCTTGCAGAGTATCTGCTGAAGGACATACGTCAGCAAAAAGCGGACATGACGCAAAGGCTGGCGGATGGTGCGGTAGAAACCATTCAGGACTACCGGTTCATGGTGGGTCAAATACGCGGACTGACCCAATGTGAGGATCTTATTAGAGCCGCGATGAAGGGTGTAGAGTTAGAAGATGGCTAAAAAGCTATTTGTTCCTGAGAGGATGACGAAACCAAAAGATGAAATGCCTCCTGCCATTGAGAAGGCTTTTGATCAGCATGATGAAGACACGAAGAACAACGAAGACCCATCAAAGATGGAAGCCTCCGCGTTAGAGCGTCTTCCGCAACCTGTGGGTTATCGTCTCCTTGTCATTCCATACTACATGAAGGCCAAAACATCCTCTGGCGTGTATATTCCAGATAAGGTGCGAGAGCGCGAGAGTTTTGCAACTGTTGCAGCCTATGTCGTAAAGGTTGGCCCAGACGCATATAAAGATGCCCAAAAATTCCCAACGGGTCCGTGGTGTGAGCAAGGTTCTTGGGTTTTAATGGGAAGATATGCTGGAAATAGGTTCAAAGTGGATGGTTTGGAGGTTCGCCTCATAAATGACGATAATATTATCGCTACTATCCTTGACCCTGCTGATATTTCATATGTATAGTGTGGAGCATGGCTATGAATGAAGAATTTCAAAATCAAGAAGCTGAAGAGCAAACTGTTTCCGTAGAAATCGAAGAGCAAGACGGCGAGATAAAGGCCGAAGCTCAAGATTCTGAGGAAAACAGAACAATTGTTCGTGATTCTGAAGATCAAGAATCTGAGCTTGAGAATTACAGCGAAAACGTTCAAAAGCGGATCAACCAGCTTACTGCTAAACGCAAGCAAGCTCTTGAAGAGAGTGAGGCTGCTTATGCTTATGCCGAGCATATGAAAGCTGAGAACGAGGGTCTTCGTAAGCGCTTAGAGGATGTGGATAAAGGTTACATTAGTGAGTATGGCGCTCGTGTAGAAACTCAAGAGGCTGCTGCAAAGCGCATTCTTAAAGAAGCATACGACGCTGGTGACACTGACAAGATCGCAGATGCTAATGCTGCGCTTGCTCAGCTTGCTATTGAAAAAGAGCGTCTTCGCATTCAGAAAGCTCGCTCTGAGCAACCAGTTCAAGTGGAAGAGCAACCTCAACAAGTTCAGCAGCAAGTTCCACAGCGTCCACAAGAGCTTGACCCTAAACTCAAGGATTGGATGAGCAAAAATCCATGGTTTGACAATGATGACGCTCTGACAGGGGCCGCACGGGCCATTCATATGCGAATTGTTGGTGAAGAGGGCTTTGATCCATCTACGGATGAGTATTACGAAGAGATTGACAAGCGGATGAGTCCGTTTCTTGAGAAATCACAGGCTAACAAGCGCAGCGCCCAAGCTGTTACGCCTGCGTCCAATGGACGGTCAGCTACCAAAAAGGGCGGAAAACAAACGGTGAAACTGACTCAAGGTCAGATGAATTTTTGCCGGAAAACAGGCATACCTCCAGAACGTTATGCCGCAGAGGTATTAAGACTTGAGAAGCAGAGGAGCGTTCAATGACCAATCGTGCAAACCGGGATTCGCAAACCCGTGAAAAAGAAATGCGTACTGCCGATTGGAGTCCACCTTCTGCACTTGAGGCACCCGAGGCTCCTGTAGGGTATAAACACAGGTGGATTCGAGAGTCGGTCATGGAATACGATGACCGAAATAACATTCACAAGCGTCGTCGTGAGGGATATGAATTGGTTCGTGCCGAGGATTACCCAGAATTTGATGCACCTGTGATTGATGAAGGCAAAAACGCTGGCGTAATTGGCGTTGGGGGCCTTCTTCTCGCAAGAATCCCAGAAGAAATTGCGGATCAACGTAACTCTCATTATCAGAGTGTTACGCAAAACCAGATGGAGGCTGTGGATCGTGATTGGATGCGTGAATCTAATCCAGCGATGCCAAAGCTAAAACCGCAACGTTCTACCTCTGTTTCCTTTGGGGGACCGAAGGTAGCTGACTCTTAGGAGAGAGCAAGATGGCAAACAAAGATGCCGCTTTTGGCCTGCGCCTTTCGCGTTCAGGCAATGGCTCCGACCTACAAAACATGCAGAATAAGTACCGCATTGCCAGTGGTTACGCCACTGCCATCTTCCAAGGCGACATGGTTAAGGTCGTTACTGGTGGTGGCATTGAGCGTTTTGCCGATGGTGATTCCGGCCCTATTTTGGGTGTTTTTAACGGATGCCGCTTTACTGATCCGTCTACTAGCAAGGAAAGATTTTCTAATCATTATCCCGCGTCTACTGCTGCGGCTGACATTGAGGCTTTCATCATTGATGCGCCTCATGCCGTGTATGAGATTCAGGCCGATGATACTTTCCCGGTAGCAGATCTCTTCGGTAACTTCGATATCGTCAATGTAACTGCTGGTGATACCGTTTCTGGTATTTCTCGCGCAGAGCTTGACGTTACGACGGGTGCCACAACCGCAACCCTGCCTCTGAAGGCGATTGATATCTCCCAAGACCCGGAGAATAGTGACGTTTCGTCGGCTAACACCAACGTTATCGTCGTTATTAACAATCACCTGTTTTCAGCAGGCACGGCTGGCTTGGCATAAGGAGGCTGACTAATGGCTATTTCTCGCGCCCAACTAGCGAAAGAGCTAGAACCCGGCCTCAACGTTCTGTTCGGAATGGAATATGATCGTTACGACGCCGAGCATGCTGAAATCTACGAAACGGAATCTTCAGATCGTGCATTTGAAGAAGAAGTGATGTTGGTCGGTTTTGGCAATGCGCAGACGAAAGCTGAAGGTGCTGGAGTACAATTCGACTCCGCGTCAGAGGCATTCACTGCTCGTTACACCCACGAAACCGTCACGCTTGCATTCGCGCTGACGGAAGAGGCTTTGGAAGATAATTTGTACGACCGCCTTGGCGCTCGTTACACTCGTGCCTTGGCACGTTCCATGGCTCACACCAAGCAAGTTAAGGCCGCTGCGGTTCTTAACAATGCGTTTGACAGTAGCTTCACCGGTGGTGATGGCAAAGAGCTTTGCGCTACTGATCACCCGCTTGCTGGTGGTGGTACCTTCCGTAATGAGCCTTCTGTTGCGGCTGACCTCAACGAAACTTCGCTGGAGAATGCTCTTATCGACATTTCCACTTTCGTTGATGAGCGCAATCTGATCATTGCTCTTCGTGGCATGAAACTGATTGTTCCGCCGCAGCTTCAGTTCGTTGCTGATCGCCTGCTAGAATCAACTCTTCGTGTTGGCACGTCAGACAATGACGTAAACGCACTTCGGAACATGGGAATGCTTCCTGATGGTTATACCATCAATCATTTCCTGACAGATCCTGATGCGTTTTTCTTGAAGACGGATGCTCCAAATGGCTTTAAGCACTTTGAGCGTTCTCCGATGGCGACCAACATGGAAGCTGACTTCGATACTGGTAATATGCGTTTCAAGGCTCGTGAGCGTTACAGCTTCGGCTTCTCTGATCCGCGTTGTGTGTTTGGTTCGCCGGGCGCATAAACCAGAACAAATGTTCGGAAAGGGGCGGCTTCTCAGCCGCCCTTTTTTTGTGTATAGTTTCTTTGTCCCTGACAGCTTCGGCTGACACTTGCCACGACAGGAGAACTAAATGGCAAATACAACCTTCCAAGGTGTGGTACGCACTTATGGTGGCGGCGGGAAAGGCGTTTCTACTCCTGCCCCAGTTACCACCACAGTACAATTCGCTTGTGATCCAACTGCTGCTGGTGCAACAAATGTTCGCATTGGTACATCTTCCTCATCAGGTGAGACTCTGGTGATCCCCGCTGGTGCTATCATTCTCAACGTTCAAACCATTCAGGCTGCTGCTGGTGGAACCAACCCTACTATTGATGTTGGCACATCTGCTGATCCTGATGGGATTGTTAATGAAGCGCCTGTTGACGTTAAAGGCGAAATCACTGGCGCTAACGGCGCTTTGATTGTTGCCGGTGGTCTTGCGGCCCAAGCTACCGTAACGGCGAAGGTGGGAGCTTCTGCGGCAACTAGCGGCACTTTTGTTGGCGCACTGACATACGCGATGTCGAATGACGGCGTAGAGTAAGGGAGGCGTAAATGGCTGATGCCGTAACCTCTCAGACTCTTATCGACGGTGATCGTTATGCGGTGATGAAGTTCACCAATATTAGCGATGGAACCGGTGAATCTGCTGTTACCAAAGTTGATGTCAGTGCTTTGCAGCCATTGGCATCTAATACAGCCGCTCAAAAAACTTGTACTGGTGTAGCCATAGAAAAAATTTGGTGGCAGTGCATTGGCATGAAGGTGCGTATTCTTTTTGACGCATCTCATGATGTCATGGCGATTGAGTTAGGTGAAAATCAAAGTGGTAACCACGATTACTCTGTTTTTGGTGGCTTAACAAATAACGCTGGTGGTGGAAAAACTGGCGATATTAATTTTACCACCATTGGTCATACCAGCACTGACACTTACACCATCATTCTCTACATGCGTAAGGAATATGGTTAATGGCTAGGCGCAAGGCAAAGATGCCACCGCGCAACAAAAAGAATTTCCGCCCCACAAAAGCTGGGGCGGGAATGACTAAAGCTGGCGTCGCAGCTTATAGAAGGGCAAACCCCGGAAGCAAGCTAAAGACAGCAGTTACAGGTAAGGTCAAGAAGGGTAGTGCAGCCGCTAAGAGACGTAAGTCTTTTTGCGCTCGTTCTGCTGGACAAATGAAAAAGTTTCCAAAAGCAGCGAAGAATCCAAACTCACGTTTGCGTCAAGCTCGTAGAAGGTGGAAGTGTTAATGAAAGCCGACGAAGTATTGAAGCTTTTGGAAAAGCATGAGTCCGATTGCAGTGAAAGATATGCTGATATTCAGGACAAACTGAAGTCATTAGACAATCGCATGTGGGGAATTATGGTTCTTATTGTGTTAGCGGCTGGCTTGGAGCAGCTAATCTAATGGCAATTGGCCGCTCACAAATGAGCAAACAAATATCTAACCCGCCACAGAAGGGGAAGAATATGCCAAAAGACGCTTGTTATCATAAGGTTAAAGCGCGTTACAGGGTTTTTCCAAGCGCGTATGCTAGTGGAGCTATTGCAAAGTGCAGAAAAGTTGGTGCTGCTAACTATGGCACTGGAGGTAAAAAGAAGAAGAAAGCCAAGAAAATGGAGAATGGCGGTGCAGTGGCCGCCGAAATGCAGCCCAGAAAGCGCAAGGTTAATAAGCAGCCAAAAGACGGTATGATTGCAAGAGGGTGTGGGGCCGTCTTAGATCGTAGAAGGAAGACCACGAGATTGAGATAATCCACGTTTTTATTTTATACGTTTTTCTTGACGACGTTAAAGTGAAGGGTGAGCCACTTAGGTTCAGAAGCGTAGACGATTGTGTGTATTTCGCTAAACGACTTTCGGGGCAAGGAAAGTCCATTACAGCCTACTGCCTCCCTGCTACGGCGAGGCAAGATCAGAGGGTGTACTAATGGATCCAGCCTCGGCTATGGCACTGGCATCTGCCAGCTTCGCCACCATCAAAAAAGGTTTTGCCATCGGTCGCGATGTCGAGTCTATGATGTCGGATATTGGACGATGGATGTCGGCTTTAAGCGATTTAGAGCAGGCCGAGAAAGAGGCCAAGAACCCTCCGATTTTTCGCAAATTGTTCGCTGGCAAATCTGTCGAGCAAGAAGCGATGGAAATTTTCAGTCACAAACGACGCGCTACACAGCAACGCGACGAACTCAAGCAGTGGATATCGCTGACATTGGGGATGTCGGCATGGGAGGACTTGCTCCGCACAGAGGCAAAGATAAGAAAGCAGCGTCAGGAAACTTTATATGCACAGAGGGAGAAACGTCGTAAGTTTGTAGAAGTGGTTGCTTGGATTGTTTTGATTGGAGTTGGTTCAAGTGTCATTATTGGGTTTGCTCTGCTTCTCAAAGCGCACTCAGCAAAAGCCGAAACTATGGTTACTTGTCGAAAAGCAAAGTGTGAAAAAATAAACAATCAAAATATAATTTGTATTTATAAGGGGGCGAACAATACTGTGGAGTCGATGGTGTTTCAAAGGTCAGACCACATACCTAATGAATTTCAATGTAAATACGATCCTAATGCTAAAAAAGAGATGACAGTTCAAGAAACATTGAAGGCTATTAAGGAGACAATGGACTAATGGCTGTTAGGAAAACAAAAAGTGGTCTTGCGCTCAAAAGATGGTTCAAAGAAGATTGGAAGGACGTTAGGACAGGCAAGGCGTGTGGGCGTCGTAAAGGTGAAAAACGGGGTACTCCATATTGTCGCCCCAGTAAAAGGGTGTCCTCTAAGACTCCAAAAACAACTTCCGAACTTACAAAGTCGGAAAAAAGATCACGGATAGCCCAGAAAAAACGCATCGGTCAGCCTGCTGGTAAGCCACGCAGGGTAAAGTCTGTTCGGCGAAAGAAAAAATGAATGAGTTTGTTCGTCGTTGGATTATGGAAGATTTATCACCTGTAGACCCTGAATCTGGGTTTGCACTTTGTCCGTACGCAAAAAAGGCATGGTTAGATGATCGTGTGAAAGTTGTCGTATGTGAAGAGAACTTGTGGGATAGAGTTGCTGAAGAGTGTGTAAATTTTGACTCAAAGAATGCCCTAACTGTTTGTATTGATGAAAATCCAGATAGATCATACGATGAGTTAGAATCTGCCTGCATGGCAATGAACAGTTACTTTTCTGTTACTAAACAAGATTTGTGGGTGTTAGTGTTTGAGGGAGAGGTGGCCATAATATTTATACAAAGGCTGTCAGAATTGGACGATGCTAGTCAAAAGTTAGAAAAAGTGGGATACTATCAACAATATGAACCCGAAGACTACATCAAACTTATCTTAGCAAGACGAGAGAGAAGGTTGAACAATGGCTAAAAAAGCTAAAAGGATGATGGGCGGCGGCGCTGCCAAGAAAGCTAAAAGGATGATGGGCGGCGGCGCTGCCAAGAAGGCTAAAAGGATGATGGGCGGTGGTGCCGCCAAAAAGCCGCGTCGTATGCGTGGCGGTGGTGCAACCGGAAACGTATCACCTCGCAAAGCCATGGGCATGATGGGTGGTGGTGCTGCCAAGAAGCCGCGTCGTATGATGGGTGGTGGTGCTGCTAAAAAGTCGCGTCGTATGCGCGGTGGCGGCAAGGTTAAGAAATAATGACAACTTCTGGTTCAACGGACTTTGAGCTTGATGTAAGTGATTACATCGAAGAGGCGTTTGAGCGCTGTGGCATGCAGGTCAGGACAGGATATGATCTGAAAACTGCAAAAAGATCGTTGAACCTTTTATTCGCAGATTGGGCCAATCGTGGTTTAAATCAATGGACTATTACGCAGCGAACGCAGGCTTTGACAGCTTCCGACAATGATTATGATCTTGGAACTGACGTAATAGATGTTTTGTCCATGGTTGTGCGGCGTGGCAGCACTGATTTTTCTATGAATAGAATTAGCCGCGATGATTATCTTAACATACCAAACAAAACAACTACTGGTCGGCCAACGCAGTTTTTTATTGATCGTCAGATAACGCCTAAAATAAAAATATGGCCCACGCCAGAGAACTCTACTGATGTTTTGCACTTTGACTGTCTGACACGTATTGAAGACGCCGACACGTTTGTTAATACAGTAGAGGTCCCTTTTCGTTTTTATCCGTGCCTTGCGGCGGGGTTAGCATATTACTTAGCTATCAAGAAAGCCCCTGATAGAATACAGCTTCTAAAAGCTATTTATGATGAAGAGTTTGACCGCGCACAAGCAGAGGATAGAGACAGAGCCTCCTTTAACGTGGTTCCTAGCCTTCAGTATTATAGGGTAGGGTGATGGCACGGTTCGCCACAGGAAAATACGCTTACGGCATTTCTGATAGGTCAGGGTTCCGCTATCGTTTAAGAGATATGCGTCGAGAATGGAATGGCCTTCTTGTTGGCCCTGACGAATACGAGCCAAAACATCCGCAATTAAGACCTGTTAGAATTAGCCCTGATGCAGAGGCTTTGCGAGATCCAAGGCCGGATACAAACAACATAATACCTGTAGAGGTTTCTTTCCCTGCCTTCGATTTAACGACTTTACGGTTTATACCAAATCCATCTGTCGTTGGGAAAATAGGCAGTGTCTCTATAACAACCACATCAACAGGTGATGTATCCGTATCTGCCACAGGAGTTTCTGGAACAGGAGCCATTGGTTCTGTAACATTGACCACGGCATCGACCTTTGATTCAACGGGCGTTACATTAGACTCCAGTAACAAGACTTTTGACGAGGGGTAAATGGCAAAGCAAACAGTAGGAATAGGGTCAAGCGCAAATGACGGCACTGGTGATACTCTTCGTGCTGGCGCTGACAAAATAAATGATAACTTTAACGAAATTTACGCTGCGTTAGGAAATAGTTCTAGCGTATTGACAGACATCATAGATGCTAATGGTCTTTTCGATGTTAGCTCTGGAGCTAACAAAATTGTATTTTACTATGCCAACCTAAGTGATTTGCCCAGTGCATCAACCTATCATGGGGCTGTGGCTCATGTTCACGCTACGGGTGGCCTCTATTTTGCTCATGGTGGTGCTTGGATAAGATTAAACGATGAAACAACTGGGCCTGTAACAAAGTATACTGCTGGAACTAGCGGAAGCTCGGCATACACATTCACAGGTCCGGGTGCTACGTCAGGCAACAATCCAAACTTTACGTTTTACAAAGGCCATACTTACTTGATTGATAACACAGCCAACGTAAGCAGCCATCCACTGCAAATCAGGACATCTAATGGTGGATCTGCTTTCACAACCGGTGTGACCGAAAATTATAATTCTACCACTGGTTTGACTCAGTTTATCGTTCCGCATGAGCCAAGCGATACATCTCTTGTTTATCAATGCACCAACCACTCTTCAATGGTTGGCAATATAACCATAGTGTAGGGGCGGACAGGTAAACAAACCATGAGCTTTACATTCACAACATTGAAGCAAGCGATTCAGGATTGGACAGAAAACACAGAGACAACTTTTGTCAACAATCTGAATATTTTCATAAAAAATGCTGAAGAGCGTATTCTTAAAGAAACAGATTTAGACTATTTTCGCAAAAATGTTGCGGGTGTGATGTCGAATGGCAATAAATTTTTGAACATGCCCACAGACTATCTTGCCTCTTTTTCTTTGCATTTCACTGACAGTAGTGGAAATGCTCAATTTCTCTTACAGAAAGATGTTAATTACATTCAGGAATTTAATCCAAATCCTGCCACAACCGGCCTTCCACGTTATTATGCGGCTTTTGATTACCAAAATTTTATTATTGGCCCTACTCCAAATGCTAATTATGTCACTGAATTACATTACTATTATAGACCGCAGTCAATAACGGAGACTTCAGATGGTCAGTCTTGGCTTGGAACGAATGCTCCGAATACACTTTTGTATGCGTGCTTAATAGAAGCGTACACTTTTATGAAGGGTGAGACGGATCTTCTTCAGTTGTATATGAACAGATATGCAGAATCTATGCGGAGACTTCCGCCGCCACCATTAAAAGTTTATGCTGAAGGGCGAGAAAATACAGATGCTTACAGGGAGGAGTCTCTCCGTGCATCTACAATGTAAGGGCAAAAAATGTTTGATGAACTTGAGGGCAAAGAAATTGCCATTGTTGGTCTTGGGGGAAGTTACGCAGATTACGTAAAGGCTCGTATAAATTCCACAAGCTATGATGAGGTCTGGGGGATTAATTCTATCGGCGCAATTGTTCATGTTGATAGAACTTTTATGATGGACCCAGCTAGTCGCTTTCTTGATGGAGTGAAAGCAGGAACCCAAACAGGAATTGCAGCGGAATTTTTGTTAGAAACTCCTAATAAGGGTCCGATATATTCTTGTTGCCTTGATGAAAGAGTGCCTGAGATCGTAGAGTATCCACTTTCTGAGGTTATAACAGAACTTGGATTTGCCTATTTTAACAATACTGTAGCGTATGCAATTGCTTTTGCTATCGCAGCTAAAGTTAAGAGAATCAATCTCTTTGGGATAGATTTCTCTTACAGAAAGAATTTGCATTTTGCAGAAGCTGGCAGATCCTGTTGTGAGTTTTGGGCGGCTATAGCTTTAACACGGGGCATTTTTGTGCGCACTGCGGAGCGGTCTTCTTTTCTAGACACAAATGTACCTTTGAACGAAAAATTGTATGGATATCATCGTTTAGATGATCCGCTTGTTCAGTACACTGAAAACGATAAATTAATTATCGTTGCAGAATCTGAGTACAAGCCGAAAAAACAAGAACACTTGGAAGGCCCAGAGCCTTTGGATGGTAGAGAGCCTGTGTTACATGGAAGGCATGATGTAGAAGGAATAACTTACAATGTTTAATGTTACTACGAACATGGGAGCCGGTGAAGTATCCGTAGTTACTTCAGACAATGGTGGTTTAGAGACAGATCAAATTGTAGAGTTGGCGATGGATAAGCTGTTAAAAGTTTCAGATACAGCCCCTCCTGCTATACGCGATCAAGCAGAGGTGTTTCGTGAACAATTGCAGGCTTTGTTGGCTTACTACATAAATATTGCTCGTAGAGAAGAACGTGCTACTATATGTCATATCTTGAGCCGTGAAGGACAAGATGTTTTGGCTGACGCAATAAGGAGAATGTAATGGCTATTGCAGGTACATTAATGTGTACTTCCTTCAAAAAAGAGCTTTTAGAGGGTGTCCACAACTTTAAAAACTCTGGAGGAGGCACTTTCAAGCTTGCTCTATACGCGGAAGGTAGTGGCGGCAAATCTAGCACTACAGCGACTCTTGGCGCGGGAACAACCGCTTTCACTACGACGGGCGAAGTCGCCTCAAGTGGGACGTATGTTACTGGTGGTCTTGCTTTGACAAGAGTTGACCCCACAAGCTCTGGAACGGTTGGTTTCACAGATTTTGCAGACCGTGATTTTACTAGTGCTACGATAACTGCGATGGGTGCCTTGATTTACAATTCAAGCGCTTCAAACAAAGCTGTTTGTGTGCTTGATTTCGGCAGTAACAAAACATCTACTTCTGGCACATTTACGATTGCGTTTCCGACTGCCAATCAATCTTCGGCGATTATTCGTATCGAGTGAAATGCCTGATGTCAGTCAAAGAAAAACGCATTGTAATACCGCTTACAATGCGTTTTTTATTACGCGGAAAAGTGGAAAAACAACTTCGACTTATTTCATAATGGGGTAATGAAATGTATGAGGGGTTAGGAGAATACTGGGGGCCATCAACGACAGATCTTCCAGCCATTAAGATTACTTGCTACAAGGACGGTGTTAAAGAAGAAATTACAGTGACTGAAGACGCAACCGGCTGGCCTTTTTCTAAGGTCATGGACGCTTCTGAAGTCAAAGCCGCTGAGTGGAGAGATAGTCAATGACCGTCTATTGGGCTGACCCATTCCTTGAGGCGACGACGCAAGGCAATGGCACAACTGATACAACGACTAAAAACGGCACTTATGCCGCGCCCTTTTCTGTACACAGCGAACTTATTAAAACTAACACGGCTGCTCCTAATAGTTTTAATGGCGTCACTATTTCAGACGGCGATGAGATACGTTTAAAAGGGCTTTCTTTTTCTGATCTTTTCGCAAGCGAAGGTAATGTCTACAACACTGGTTACGGCACTGGTTCTAGCGACGTTCAAATTTACGGCGATCTTGAGCCGGTAACAGGTAATAGCACGGCAGATTTTGCTAGCGCTGGCTCTGCCACCGGCGTGTCCAATATTTACGCTTTTCAAAATAGTGATATATCTTCTTATCTTCCGGGGTGGTCACATCCACTTTTTTTCGCGGCCCATAGTAGCTCGACCACCTCTACCCTACAACAATATATCCAGCCTTTCGTTTTTGCTGTCGTTTATACACAGCTTGGTTACAACGCAGCTAGTACCACTGGCATTGAGGTTTTTCGAGTTAAAGATACTTACGCAAATCGGTACTCGCATAATCAATACATCTACGCATTTAATACCTCTGCGGATTGTAAAATAAGCGCAGGTTGGACGAGTGAAACTGCGCAGGATGGCTACAGCATTTTAGAGACGATGGCGACAACCAATTTTGAAAGGCTTTACATTGGTGCGGGTAGTAGCGTTACAGACACTTATTTTGATTTAGGACGATTAATGGTTCACGCCGGAACCAGTAATACAAGCGGTTTCAAATATACCCGACTGTATGTTGATTTTAATCCCTCGACAAATGGAGGCACTGGCATTTTGACCGCGCCCATGATCTTGGCCGCTGAGTATTATGCACCGGATGTTAGCAACTCGAAGCCACCAAACGTTCAAACAAACTTCCCGTTAATATCTGGAGGCGGGTATCAACTTTCGTCAACCATGTCTTTTAACGGCACGGCTGATACTAATCCGCATGTATTTGAAAATATGGTCGGTGCGTCTCCGTTGTTTGCGAGTTCTCATTATGGGGGAATTTCTGCAATAAAAGTGGGCAATTTATACGGCAGAGGGGAGACAGGAGCCGATGGCTTTAGTAGGTTTGGAGACAGCGCTATACAAGACGATGACATTGCCTGCGAGTTTTTAAGTAACAGTGTTTATTATTTACATCAACGATACGGTCCGCATGACTTTTCGTTGTCGCTAAGTGCTAACGGTACTAACACTTACGGAACAAATCTCAAGAACCCCGGCATATCTCCACTAAATAGTTCTGGTTTTAATACAAATGCGGATGAATATGGCCCAGACTTCGGGGCGGTTAACACCTCTGGCAGTAATATATTTTTGTCTGAGCAAGCACTAGACACGACAAATAGCTGGTTTTCCCCTCTTTTTTCGCGAGAAGGCCAACGCCCTATTGAGTATGATAGTATAGGCAAATTAACATCAAGTTCAGACTATAAAACGGCGACTCATAACATAGCCTACTTGACATTAACCGCTGCTTCAGCTACAGGAGCGCCACGCTACCAAATCATTAGCGGTGAGCATAATACTCACGACGGCATACCTATTTCCCTGATAACTGACCCGTACACAGCGGGAAAGGGTTACGCATCGTTGATGTACAACGATACCGTCAGCAGCACAGATGTACTGGTAGGGCAATGGGCGGGAACAACCGGTGGCTCTTCATCTCAGGCATGGATTCCTCTGGACCTTTCTGTCCCTAGCTACACTGCCGGATCGGACGATTTAAGAGCAAAAGTTGTTGTGGCTTACGCAGACGGAAACGACAATTCTGCGGCGGGTTCTATTTTGTTACGAGCGTGGCACAGAGACACCACTCAAAGTACCAACTTTCGCGTGTATAGTTCGTCAGCCACAACGGTGACTGCGGGAGGCAACCCAGCCTCTCCCACAACAGTCACTTTGAATTTAAGTAACGTGCCGACCAGTGGACAGGACGACATTACAACCGTTCTTCTGGGAATTCGTCTGGACTTTACAGATAACACAAACATTCAAAAATACTATGTAGTTTCTGCTGATATAGAGACATACTAACATGGCTTTACCGAGAGTAAGTGGACTAGGGTTTTACGATACCCTGACCGTTAACGGACTCGGTTTTGTTAACGCTGACTTTTCGTCAGGCGGCGTTGTCAACGTATCAGTAACCCCCACAGGAGTGGCTGGTACTGGCGCTATAGGCACAGTCACCGTTTCAGTGACAGCAGACGCTTCAGTAAGTCCTACAGGGGTAGCTGGAACAGGCGCTGTTGGTACAGTTACCGCTTCAGGAACAGAAAACGTTTCAGTAACCCCCACAGGGGTAGCTGGCACTGGCGCTATCGGCACAGTTTCTATTCAAGAGGGCGTAGGTGTATCTGTTAGCGGCGTGGCTGGCACAGGCGCTGTTGGCACTGTTTCTATCGAAGAAGGCGCTGGCGTATCAGTCAGCGGCGTAGCTGGCACGGGTGCCGTTGGTACAGTTTCTGTTGGTCAAGGCATTGGTGTATCCGTCACGGGTGTATCTGGCACAGGTGAAATAGGCACTGTAGCTGTTCAAGAAGGCACTGACGTATCTGTTAGCGGCGTAGCTGGTACGGGTGCTATTGGCACTGTAGCTGTTCAAATATCCAGATCTGTGGACGTAACAGGGGTCGCAGCCACAGGTGAAATAGGCTCAGCCTCTGTTCAAACTGATGTCTCAATAAGTGTTTCAGGTGTATCCGGCACTGGCGCTATTGGCACTGTAACGCCAGCGGCTGGCACGAGTGTTTCTGTTTCCGGCGTTGCTGGCACATCTGAAGTGGGAACAGTTTCTCTTACGGGTACGTCTGTTGTTTCTCCAACAGGCGTTGCCGGTAGAGGAGAGATTGGAGCCATAGAGTTCCAAGGGGAGACAATAGTTTCTCCAACGGGGGTTGCGGCCAATGGTGAGATTGGTCAAGAAACTGTAAGCGGTAATTCCAGCTTTACTGTTGGTGGCGTTTCCTCCACAGGTGCCATTGGCACTGTAGCCGCTCAAATATCTAAATCTGTAGATGTGACAGGCATTGCCGCTACAGGCGAAATCGGGGCTGTAGTCGCTCAAATATCCAAATCCGTAGATGTGACAGGTGTTGCGGCTACAGGTGCTATTGGCACTGTAGTTGCTCAAATATCTAAATCTGTAGATGTAACAGGCACTGCGGCTACAGGTGCTATTGGCACTATTTCTGTCGAAGAAGGAACTGATGTATCCGCCACGGGTGTATCTGGAACAGGTCAGATAGGAACAATTGTTCATACTGGCGATGCCAATGTAGTTGCAACTGGCGTTAATTCTACCGGCAATGTTGGAACTACTACTGTCAGTGGTGATTCCAGATTTGTTGTCAGTGGCGTTTCTGCCGTAGGCCAAATTGGCACTGCAACTGCAAGTTCTGATGTTTCCATAGACGTTTCAGGTGTTTCTGCTAATGGTGGTGTAGGAGCAGTAGTTCCCACAGGTGAAGCTAATGTTGTCGCAACTGGCGTTAACTCCACTGGAAATATTGGCACCGTTTCTATTGAAGAAGGAGTAGGAGTATCAGTCAGCGGTGTGGCTGGCACTGGTGAAGTAGGCACCGTTTCTGTTGAGGGGGGCGTTGGAATATCGGTCAGTGGTGTGGCTGGTGCCGGTGCAGTAGGCACAGTAACAGTATCAATAACCACTGATGTAAGTGTATCCGTAACAGGAGTGGCCGCAACCGGCGCTGTCGGCTCTGTGACAGTAGAAGAAGGTGTGGGTGTATCTGTAACAGGAGTATCATCCACGGGTGCCGTAGGTTCGGTCACGCCTACAGGCACTGCAACCGTCTCCTTGAGCGGCGTAAAAATTACAGGTAAGATAGGTCTTGTTAACATTTGGGGTGAGATTGGGCCAGATCAGACTCCTAGCTGGTCCGATGTGAGTGTCAGCCAAACACCAAGTTGGTCCGATGTGAGTGCCAGTCAAACACCAAGTTGGTCCGATGTGAGTGCTAGTCAAACACCAAGTTGGTCCGAAATAACTCCAAATCAAACTCCTAATTGGAAAGAGGAGGCAGCGTAAATGGCTTCTACATATACTGACAATCTTGGCATAGAGAAGCCCGGTTCTGGCGAGCAAGCAGGTACTTGGGGTACAACAACCAATACCAACTTTGACATCATTGACCGTGCAGTTAACGGCGTGTTATCGCTGTCTCTGTCCGGCACGACCACCACGCTTACCACCACAGATGGGGCGCTATCTGATGGAGGACACAAGGTTCTGTTGCTTGCGGGTTCACCCTCTGGCACCAACACGATTACCATTAGCCCAAATGACCAAGACAAGTTGTATCTGGTTAAAAACAGTTCTGGTCAAACGGCCACCTTCACACAAGGTTCTGGCGGCAACGCTTCTGTCCTGAATGGGGAAACAGCTTGGGTGTTTGCGGATGGCGCGGGTTCTGGCGCACAAGTGCAAGTCGCCGCCTTTGACGTTGTAAACGACACCACGCCACAGTTGGGCGGCAACCTTGACGTAAACGGCAACAGTATTACTTCGGCGTCCAACGGCAACGTCGTGATCGCGCCCAATGGCACGGGTGATGTGCAACTCGACACGGACACTGTTCGTGTGGGTGACAGCAATGCCAACGCCACTATTACTACAAACGGCACGGGCGACTTGACTCTGAACACCAATGCTGGGACTAACTCCGGCTCTGTCGTTATTGCCGATGGTGCAAACAATAACGTCACGTTGACCGCCAACGGCACCGGCAAGGTTGCTTTTGCTTCTGATCTTCAGATTAACGGCACCACGAACAACTGGAGTATTGAAGTAGATTCTAACGATCACTTGATTTTTAAATATAACGGTACTGCTGTGTTCGCCATACAAGACACGGGTGCAGTGATCGCCAAGGACGATATAACAGCATTCGGTACGGTGGCATAGATGGGTGTTAATGGCGGCGCAGGAAACGAGATTTCTTTCTCGGATTTACAAACTTTTTACGGCGGATCAAACCCAATTAGTTTGTCGGAATACTATCGCGGGGGAAGTGAGGTTCCCAGCGAACAAGTGACAGCGCAAGCTAATACCAGTGGCACGTCAGATCAAACAATCGGCGAGTTCACGGCAGATGTCACCTCAACTTCGGCGTTTACTGGAACACTCGGCAGTTTAACTGTTCGCAGCACAACTAGCTACACAGTCACAGCAGACGATGGCATTGTAGGTCTGGGCGGCAATGCGGGAAGATCTGATGAAAATGTAAGTCACACATGGACTATTACTCGTAGTGGAAGCGTTGTTTTTGGGCCACAGGCTTTAAGCTCAGCGGGGGCAGAAACTTCTAGTGCGTATATCGGAAGTGTGGCATCGGGGTCATATCAAGCCTACCTCAAAGGTCCGGCATGGAATAGCGCACCGACATCCCCTCTTTTTAGTACGAGTTTTCAAGCGCAGGCGGGAGACGTGGTGACCCCCAACACCAGCAGTTATGCAAGAATAAGCAGTCAACGTCGAGCTTCTGTCACAACATATGATGTGGACTTCACCAACAATAGCTCTGTAACTATCACCACAACCTCCGGCTCTACAAACGGAAATAGCTCCACAGGCTCCCTTTCTTTTACGGCGGGGCAAACTCGAAAAGTTAAAGACGACGCATCGTCAAGTAGCTATGTGCTTGGATATGACGCCGTCAACGGTAACACCAACGTACCAGCATCCGGCACAATCAACATGGATGTGTTCAATGCGCCGGGGACGCCCACGCCATAATGCCACTTACAAAGCTACAGTTTCGCCCCGGTATCAACCAAGAAGTCACCTCGTATTCTAACGAGGGCGGCTGGCGTGACTGTGACAAAATCCGTTTCCGTATGGGGTATCCAGAAAAGCTGGGCGGCTGGGAGAAGCTAACGTCGTCAACATATCTTGGTTCTGCACGGGCGCTGCATAATTGGATTGCTCTGGACGGATCAAACTATCTCGGCGTTGGCACACATCTCAAGTACTACATAGAAGAAGGTGGAGGGTTTAACGACATTACACCTTTGCGTGTAACTACTAGTGCGGGTGACGTAACTTTTGCAGCCACCAACGGCAGCACCACGATCACTGTCACGGACGCCGGACACAGCGCGGTCGAGAATGACTTTGTCACCTTCTCTGGTGCAGTCTCGTTGGGTGGCAACATCACTGCTTCAATCCTAAATATAGAATATCAGATCGTCAGTATCATCAACGCCAACAGCTACACGATTACAGCTAGTGTGGCGGCTAACTCTTCTGACAGCGGCAACGGCGGATCAAGCACCGTGGGCGCATATCAAATCAACGTCGGTTTGGACTCGACGGTTGGTGGTACAGGTTGGGGCGCAGGCCTATACGGCGGCGTGGCGGCAGGCGCACTGGAAACAACGATTAACGAAGGCGGCGAGTTTTCTAATTCAGATACCACGCTGACAGTGACAAGTGGCACAGGCATTGCTACCAATGACCTGATCCTGATCGACAATGAGATACTGAAAGTCACCAACGTCGCTACTAACGATCTTACTGTGACACGCGCACAATCAGGCACAGAAGCCGCTGCTCACGCCAACGGCGCTACTGTAACTTTGATATCTGGCAATGCGAGTGCAGCTAACGACTATTTTGGTTGGGGAGATGCTGCATCTGGTGGCCTGACAACCACTACACAGATACGTCTATGGTCACACGATAACTTTGGTGAAGACCTGCTGATCAATGCGCGGGACAGCAACGTTTACTATTGGGACAGATCTACAAATTTGTCTAGTCGAGCGGTAGAACTTAGCGCATTTGGCGGAAGCAGTTCTCGTAGCGTGCCGACAAAGGCAAAGCAAATACTGGTATCCGATCAAGACCGCCATGTCATTGCTTTCGGCTGTGACGGAATTGGCGGCGCTTCAGATCTTCAGGGTGATGGTGTGCAAGACCCATTGCTTATAAGATTTTCTAGTCAAGAAGACCCAACATTATGGTACCCGGCCATAACGAATACGGCTGGTGATTTAAAGCTGGGGGCCGGATCTACTTTTATGCAAGCGGTAGAAACAAAGCGTGAAATACTGGTGTGGACGGATACCGCATTAAATTCCATGCGATTTATTGGCCCTCCTTTTACTTTCGGCATACAGCAACTTGCATCAAATATAACAATAATGAGTTCTCAAGCGGCGGTTGCTACTGAGGACTTTGTATATTGGATGGGCATAGATAATTTCTATGTTTATGCCGGTCAAACCCAACAACTGCCTTGCTCTGTTAAAGAAAAAGTATTTTTAGATTTTAATTTTGAACAATCTGAAAAAGTGATTGCTGGGGTCAACTCTGAATTTTCTGAAGTGTTTTGGTTTTATCCATCTGCAAATAGTTCGGATAATGATAAATATGTTGTTTACAACTACGGACAAAAAATCTGGTATTTTGGTTCTTTAAGCAGAACGGCATGGTTGGACCGTGGGGTGCGCTCTTTGCCTATGGCTGCTGGATCAGCTTATATATACAACCATGAAATTGGCTATGATGATGATGGCTCTGCCATGAACTCATTCATAGAATCCTCAGTTATCGACATTGCCGATGGTGACAGGCTTGTTTACCTAAACAGAGTTATACCGGACATGTCATTTAACGGCTCAACAAATCTCAGTAGCCCACAAGCTACGTTTACGGTAAAAACTAGAAACTTTCCGGGGGCAGATTTTAACGACTCACCTTCAGGAGATGCTATTCGCACAGCGTCATCTCCCGTGGAGACTTATACAAATCAATTGTTCTTACGCGCTCGTGGCCGCTCTTTTGCTTTACGAGTAGAGTCTTCAGCTTTGGGTGCAAAATGGAAGTTAGGCAGTCCTCGTATTGACATACGACCTGATGGGAGGCGTTAATGGCTTCAAATGAGGTAGCTCCTCCTAGATTACCAGAGGCTCCTAGTGAGTACACGCAGCAGTATATGTCTGATTTAATTCGTGCTTTAGAGTTATTTATTTCCCAAGAGCGCAACCCCGGACAATTACGTGGCACTAAAATTACCTTAACTGACTTGCCTACAAGCTCTTCCGGTTTAGAGACAGGCGCTTTGTTCAATGACAGCGGAACAGTGAAAATCGTGACATAACGTAGTTTTTGCGTATAATTGTTCTGTTTACTAAGGGTTGACCGATGAAGTTAAGCGATATTTTAAAAGTAGCGGCTCCAGTTGTACTTGGCCCGGCAGTTGGCGGAATGTTTCCGGGCAACCCAATACTAAGCTCTGCTTTAGCTTCTGGCATTGGTTCCATTGCATTTGGCCAGAAACCTAAAGATGCTTTGCGCTCCGCTCTCCTTGGTGGCATTGGCGGTGCTGTGTTTGGTGGGCCGCAGCAAGCAGCGCCAACAACTCAGGCGTCACGATTAGCTGGCAAAAGTCCGCCCGGTATGATGCCTCAGATTCCAGCACAAACAACGCCGCCAGCGAAAACGGGTGGGGGCGGTATCGCGTCTGTGATTGGCAAAGGCGATGCTCCGAATGTAACAGAAAATCTGACGATGAGCGGTCAGCTTCTAAAAAGCCTCGACTTAGCTGGCGCAGAAGACGGCAATCTTTTATTCAAGCTTCTGAACACCAATCTTGGCGAAGGTTTAGCCGCTGGCTTGATAGCGCAACTTCTTGCTGGTGGTGACGAGGAAGCTGGCCCAGCGCCCGGATCGTATGAGCGTCGTCCATTTGGCGCTGGCGGCCCCGGAGGACAAATTGGTGGCATAAACTACATGAAGTCCGGTGGAGAGCCAGATTTCTTCCCTCGCCGCACTGGCGGCATTGATCCAAGCGAGGGGTCAGGCACAAAAGATGATGTTCCTGCGCTTCTATTGGCTGGTGAGTTTGTTCATACCAGAGACGCCAATGAAGGCTTGGGCAAGATGATGGGCGCAAAAAATAAAGATGAAGCTGCAAGAATGGGCATTGAGGCTCAGTATCAGCTTATGGATGCGTTTGAAAGGATGGCGTGATGGCAGTTCAAACTGTAGAACAGGTACAACGTTTAGCGCCCTACCTTGAGGGATTAGAAAAGCGACTTTTACAGTCTGCATTTGGAACGTTTGACGGGGAAACGCAAACTAGCCCCGGATTGTTAGATAGAGGAATTAATCTTCCGCAGTTTCAAGTTGCTGGGTTAGATCCGCTTCAACAACAGGCTCTTGCTCTTGCCCCACAAATGTTCGGTTCTTTTGCTCCATTTGTAAGGGGTGCTGGGCAAACTGCTGGCGCTGGCACTGCTGCTCTCTCTGGCGGATTAGGAATGCTGGCAGACCCAACGCGCTCTGTCGGCATGTTCATGAATCCTTATGAAGACGTTGTAATTGATGAGATTAATCGTCAGGCAGCCAGAGGACAGCAGAATATAGCTGCGCAAGCTGCAAAAGCAGGGGCATTTGGCGGATCTCGTTTTGGATTGCAGGCTGGAGAAGCTGAAGGGCGTAGACTTGCTGCCATAGGTGAGGCTCGACGTAGAGGCTTTGACACGGCCCTTAACGCCTCTCAGAGAGCCGCACAGCTTATGGGTGGTCTTGGGCAGGCATTTGGCTCACTGGCTGGCACAACGGCTGACATTGGTCGTGTAGGATCTGAACTTGGTCGTGCAGACCTTGGCATGCTTACAGATCTTGGGCAAATAGGTCGCAACTTCCAACAACAACAGTTGGAAGCACAAAGGCAAAACCTTATTCAACAATCACAAGAACCGTTTACACGCTTACAGCTTGGTCAACAGCTTCTTAAAGGACTGCCTAGCGGTGATCTATCGTCTACGTTTAGGTCTACGACGACGCCTGATACTAATCCGTTTTTAGCAGGGATTGGCACTTATGCTGCTCTACAAGGCATTCAATCCGGCGCACAGTCACAGTAGGAGCGCATGATGGTTGATCGGCTCCCCAATCAAAGAGATTCTGGGTTTCTTGACAGGCTTCGCGCATTGCGTGGTGGTATCGGCACAACAGCCGCGCCAATCGACTATTTTGCTTCCTCAAGGCCACCGGCTACTAACCCCGGACAATTGCGCGGCGCTGTCGAACAAATGTTCCCTTTCGGAGATTTTGGTACGAATCTTGACGCATCTCTTGAGCAGGTAAGAAAGACTAGCTCTCCAATACCCATGCTTGATGTGTCTGCGGGTAGTACCCCTGTTTCACAATTGCTTCGTGGCGTAGCAAATGTTCCGGGCTTCTTAGCTAATAGACTGATAGATGAAACAGGAACTTATATAGCGGCCCCTCTTCACGCGGCAGTCACAACTGGTTTTTCTCCTACTTATCAAACTTATGTAGACGAAACCGTGATGCCCATTGCAGAGGGTTTGTTCGCAGAGCAGCAAGCCGCAAAGGCTAGGGCTGATAAGGCTGCCTTTATGACAGAAAAAGAGCGCCGTCTGAGACAAGGCATTGCTGGCGGCCCTACCTATCAGCAGATACCTACGCCAGAAGATCAAACGGCTGCGCTACTGGCTCAACAAGGAGCCGCTCGTGATTTGTCCGATAGCTATTTCGGAAGTACTAGCTTCACTGGCGATGTTGGACCCGATGGTCAATTCGTTGGGGGCAATGTATTTATGCCAGAGCCAGAAGACAGAAATCCCGCGGGTGGCACCTTATTTGGCGACGATCAAAGCATCATTCAAAGACTTCTGGCTGAAAGCAGTGCTAATGCAGACGAAGCTGCCGCTGCTCAAGCGCAAGCCAACGCTGGGGCAATGGCTCAAGATGTCACGGGTGGAGCAGAGCGCGGTACTGACATGACCGGCGACGGCTCAGGAGCCGCCACACAAACAACGACTACGCAAGGTGATGTGACTGACATTACCGAACAATTCGATGATCTTGTAGAAATAAATCCTCGCTTTGGCGCTGATGTAGCGACTCAACCTGAAGAAAAAAACGTTTACCGAGATTTGTTGGAAAGTTCGACAAACAGCGTTTTGGAAGCTTTGGGGCAAGCCCCCGCAGAAGCAAAAACGATTGAGGAATACAAACAAATATTCTCTGATGCCACTGGTATTAATGTTTCAGGTCAGCCTGACAATTCAGCAGCTTTGACAGCTTTTGGCCTTGCTCTTATGCAGAACAAAGCTGGCAAGGGATTCAACGTTGGCAAAATTCTTAGCGAGACAGGCGCTGCTGGTGAGAAGGCTCTGCCGCTTATGGTTCAAGCTAAGAAGGATGCAAGAGCTTCTCAGCTTGCCGCCGGTCAGTTTGCTCTTACACAACAAAGCAAGGACAAGGCTGCCCGAACAGCGTTTATTAATGACCAAGTCACTTATCTGCGTGATCGCCGCGATACCCTTAACGACAGAATGGTAGATCGAATTAACGCCGTTGAAGATGCCACTCTCAAGGCCCGGCTTGAAGAGGACGCTCAATATCAAAAATTCTTATACGACCGTCAGATTAAACTCTTGGAGATGTCCAAGAAAGGTACGGAAACAGAGAACAAAACCACACAAAAGCCGATTACGGGCATGGACAATCTTACGATTACATATGTTACTCGCAAGGGTGACGGGCAACCCATGTTCCTTCTTCCGCAGCAAGAGGCTGGCAGATATGGCCTTGCCCTTGCGGATGTAAATGATGGTATTCGCTCTCTTGATGGAGTCATAGGTCTAATTGGAAGCATTGCTGAAAGACCGGGCGGCGTCACTGGGCAAAGAGTAAAAGAAACAATTAACAGGTGGTCGCGTTCTATCGGTGGCCCAGATTACTTTAAGTCTGAGGAATTAGGGACAAACATTCCTTTGGAAGAAGCCGAAGCGATTAAAGCTAGAGTTATTGCTCAATATAAGCGTTTTCTTTCACAAGAAACTGGTAATGGTATTTCTGAGGGTGATGTTAATCGCCTTGCGGACGCTCTTGGAAAACTTGATTGGTTTGGCAACCCTGATGCAGCTATCGCAAGAATTAAAGAGACGCAGGGAATCTTCCAAGCTCGTAAAGATAAAATTGTTAACGAAATTGAACAGTTCGATAACAAAGATATGTACAGAAACGAAAAAGCATACAATGACACCATGCGATCTTTGTTTGATCAAGTTAACAGAGCATATTCTGTCTTCGGCGAAGATATGGCAGATGAAGGAGTTTCTGGGCGTAACGCGCTAATCTCAGACTTGTTTAATATTTCTGAGGCTGATGGCATCACTACATATAGCCTCAAAACCAGTTAAGGGTACGTCATGGGTAAGCTAAAATTTGAACTTCCCAATGAGTCCTTCTTCATAGAAATCGAAGGAGATACGCCTACTATAAAAGAGCAAATCGCAATCAATGAATTGCTCTCTACAAAGATGGGATCATCTCCACGAGTGGCGAAAGCAGCGGCTGAAAATGCTGCATCGGCCCAGATATCAGAACAATTCGATACAGAGCGAGGAATACAAAACAGTCAACT